GCAATTACAGACGACACAACTACTAATGCAACTCGTTATTTAACATTTACAAGCGCTTCAACTGGTTCAATTACTGGAGCAGATGTATCTTCTACTAAATTAGCTTTTAATCCAAGCACAGGCATATTAACTGCAACAGGACTAGCTGGTGCTTTAAATGGCTCTGTGGGCGCTACAACGCCAAGCACAGGCGCATTTACAACATTATCTGCATCTAGCACAGCAACATTTACAGGATCATCTAGCGTATTAGCAGCCGTCTTTGCAAACGCAGCAGAAACAACAACTATATCTGCTACAGCTGCAACAGGAACTATTAACTATGATGTTACAACTCAATCAGTTATTTACTACACATCTAATGCTTCAGCTAATTGGACTGTAAACTTTAGAGCATCAAGTGGCACATCATTAAATACAGCTATGGCAACAGGTCAATCAGTTACAGTAGTATTTTTAGTCACTCAAGGTGCAACAGCTTACTATAACAACGCAATTCAAATTGACGGATCATCAGTTACACCTAAATATCAAGGTGGCACAGCATGGACTTCAGGTAACGCTTCAGGAATAGACGCTTACTCATACACTATTGTTAAAACAGGCTCAGCAGCATTCACAGTATTTGCAGCTCAAACACAATTCAAATAGGAATTAGTTAATGTCATTATTGTCAAGACTAGCCGTTCAAGCAGCAAGAGCTTATGGTGCTTTATCGGCTAAAGCTGGTGTATCTGCTAACTTTTTAGTAATTGCAGGCGGTGGTGCAGGTGGTCCGCAAGACGGTGGCGGAGGTGGTGCAGGTGGTTTTAGAACTTCTGCTGGAACATCAGGTGGTGGTGCATCTGCTGAAAGCGCTATTACATTATCTACACTTACTACATATACAGTCACTGTAGGTGCTGGAGGTGCTGGACAAACTTCAGCAAGTGCATCAACTGGAAATAGCGGAAGTAATTCATCTTTAAGTGGAACAGGTCTAACAACTATAACTTCTACTGGTGGTGGTGGTGGTGGTGCTTTAGCAAATGGAACTACGGCAAATAATGGGCTTACAGGCGGTTCTGGCGGAGGTGCAAGTTACGGTGCTGGTGCAGTAGGTGGCTCTGGAACTACTGGTCAAGGATATAAGGGTGGCGATAATAATGGTCCAGCCGCAGGTGGCGGTGGCGGTGCTGGAGCGGTTGGCGCAAATGGTGTCAGTTCAACACAGGGTGGTGCTGGTGGAAACGGTGTTGCATCAACCATTATTGGTTCTTCTGTTACTTACGCTGGCGGCGGTGGAGGTGCTGCTGACCCAGCATCTACAACACAAGCACTAGGTGGAACAGGTGGTGGTGGTAATTCTGCTTTTAGTAGGGGTAATAATGGAACTGCTGGAGCTGCAAACACAGGTGGAGGCGGCGGTGGTGGTGTCACTAGCGCAAATACTGGATATTCAGGTGGTTCAGGCATAGTCATTATATCTTACACATCTGCTACACCTAAATTCATAGGTGGCACAATTACTACTTCAGGTGGTAATCAAATACATACATTCACAGCTTCAGGAACATTAGTCCCTGCTACAGCAGTTACAGCAGACTTTTTAGTAGTTGCTGGTGGTGGTGGTGCTGGTGATGATTTAGGCGGTGCTGCTGGAGCTGGCGGTTTTAGAACATCTGCTGGAACTTCAGGTGGTGGTGCATCTGCCGAAACTGCCCTTACATTATATTATCCAGCTACATACACAGTTACTGTAGGTGGTGGTGGTGCAGGTGGAGCTTCAGGCGGAGCTAATGGAACTAACGGTAGCAATTCATCTATTGCAGGCACAGGTATTACTACTCTTACTTCTACAGGCGGTGGTGGCGGTGCTGGTGGTAGTGCAGCAAACTCAGGTGGTTCAGGTGGCGGAGGCAATTCTTCATCAGGTTCTACAGGAGGAGCAGGAACAACAGGACAAGGTTATGCAGGAGGAACTACTCCTTCAGGAACATATTATCAAGCTGCATCAGGTGGTGGAGGAGCAGGTGCAGTAGGAACAGGAAGAAGTGCTAGCGCATCTACAGGCGGTAACGGTGGTAATGGTGTTGCATCATCCATAAGTGGCTCATCTGTTACTTACGCTGGTGGAGGTGCAGGTGGAGCTGGAACAGGCTTTGGCACAGGAACAGTAGGAACTGCTGGCACAGGTGGTGGAGGTATTGGTAAATTAGGTGATGCTGGTGGTAAAGGTGGTAATGGTGGAACTAATTTAGGTGGCGGTGGTGGTGGTGGTGGAACTGCTGGTGGTGACGGTGGTGATGGCGGTAGCGGAATAGTTATTATCTCATACGCTGGCTCACAACAATTTATAGGCGGAACTGTAACATCATCAGGTGGAAACACAATACATACATTTACTTCTAGTGGAAGTTTAGTAGCAACATTTGAATATTTAGTTGTAGCAGGCGGTGGTGGGGCAGGAGGAGTTAATTCAGATGCTTCAGGCGGTGGTGGTGGTGGCGGTTTACTTACTTCAACTGCAACTTTAAATACTGGAGTAACATATACTATTACTGTTGGTGCAGGTGGTGCTGGAACAGGTCTTGCTCAAGGTAGTATTGGAGGCAATTCTTCTATTTCAGGTGCAGGATTAACTACAATTACTACTACAGGTGGCGGTGGAGGTGGTTATGGCTCAGGAAATGGAACTGGAGCTTCATCTGTAGGGGGTAATGGTGGTTCAGGTGGTGGCGGCGGTAACGCTACAGCTTCAGCAGGTGGAACAGGAGTATCAGGTCAAGGTTTTGCTGGTGGAAATGTTTATGGTGGTGGTGGTGGTGCAGGTGGAGCAGGTTCTACATCTACATTTTCATCTACAGGAAGTGCTGGTATAGGTGTTAATTCATCTATTAGTGGTTCTTCTATAGGTTATGCAGGCGGTGGTAATAGTGGAGGTTCTTTAGGAACAACTGCTTATGGTAGTGGTCTTGGTGAATTTAATATTAATACCAATACTAATACTGCTGGCACTACCAATAGAGGTGGTGGCGGTGGAGGAAGATGGAACAATGCAGGCGGAACTGTAAATGGTTCATCAGGCGGTTCAGGTGTAGTAATACTTAAAATACCAACAGGAAAATACACAGGAACAACTACAGGAAGCCCTACAGTAACAACATCAGGTAACTTTACAATACTAACCTATACAGCTTCAGGCACTTATATATCTTAAAAACGAAGGAAATAACATGGCACATTTTGCTCAATTAGAAAACAACATAGTAACTCAAGTAATAGTAGTATCTAACCAAGATATTCTTGATGAAAATGGTCAAGAGTCAGAACAAAAAGGAATAGACTTTTGCTCTAACCTTTTAGGTGGAACATGGAAGCAAACATCTTACAATGGTAACATCCGTAAGAACTATGCTGGTATTGGATATACTTATGACGAAGTTCTTGATGCTTTTATTGCACCTAAACCATATAACTCATGGTTATTAGATGAGGATAAAGCACAATGGAAAGCACCTGTAGATTATCCAACTGAAGAAGGTCGCTATACATGGAATGAAGCAACATTAACTTGGGATGTAGTCAATGAACAACTATAAATGGAAACTTTTAGAAGTTACCGCTGAGAATGATTTAGTGACTCACGCTTATTATCATGTAACTGCAACTGACGGTGAAAATTCTGTAGAAACAGAAGGCAACCATTACTTTAAAGGTAAAGAGGCTGTTATTCCTTATGCAAAAATCAGAGAACAAACAATTTTAAATTGGATTAATGAGGAAACAACCGTAGGTGAGGTTTCTAGTATAAAATCTCGTTTAGACGAACAATTATTAGAGCTAAAAAAAGCCAAAAAAGTTGGTTTTCCTTGGCTTGCTAACACATTCACCCCTAATATCTAGGATTTATTATGCCAAAGCCAATAGACATCATATCAAGAGCCATGAAAGACATCGGTGCATTAGCATCAGGTGAAACTCCAACGGCAGACGAAGCCCAAGACGCTTTTGATATGTTAAACGACCTTATTGACCAATGGTCAAATGAGGACATGATTGTCTTTAACACAACTGAGATTAT